ATGACGTACAGACAAAAACATTCGAATGGGATGATATATAAAGTTATGAAGCGAAATCATTTTCACAGCACAGGAAATTCAAAACGAGCTAATGCACTTAAACATGGTTATAAATCAGGTTTAGAACTTACTGTATCAGAACAAATCAAACAAACTGAATATGAACTTCGGTATGAAACGGAAACTTTAAATTACGTAGTACCAGAACGCAAAGCAAAATATACTCCGGATTTTGTATTTATAAAACGCAACGGCGGTACTATGTACGTTGAAACTAAAGGACGGTGGACTACTGCAGATCGAACTAAGATGAAACATGTTTTACAATCAAATCCTGGAATTGATATACGTATGGTGTTTCAAAATCCTAATCAAAAATTGTCAAAAACATCGCCAACTACATATGAAGCATTTGCTCGCAAGCTAGGCATTCAACATGTTGCAAAAAAAGATATTCCAGCAGAATGGTTTGCTGAATGCGTAAAAACAGGCGAAGTACCTGCAGACCCAAAACGTTTTTTTAGTTAAGGTTTGTTTTGTGAATTATTTTTAATATATTCATGAAAGTTAATGAAATTTATTTTATTAATAGATTGAAGAATTTATTGATTCAATCGTTAAGCTAGTAATGAAATGTATGTGCTTAACATATATTATACATTAATTATATTTAATTGGATTCTTTACAGTTTTTCATTATAATATAATTGTGAAGAATCTTAAACTGTTACAATTATTAGAATCAGTTCTAGGTAAAGGGAAATCTACTTCCGGTAATAACATTGCTTTCTTTTCTCCATTTACTTCACATTATAAACCAAAATTAGAAATTGACGTTAATACTAATCATGCAGGAGAAAATCCGTGGCATTGTTGGATATCTGATAAAAAAGGTAGAACTATTTCTAGCTTATTTAAGCAAATGGGCTTGTCAAAAGAATGGTTCGAACAACTTTCAAAAATAATCGAATCTTCGAGATATCGCATTAATAAAGAAACAAAAACCGTAACCACTTTATCATTGCCAGAAAATTATAGTCCGTTATGGATTAAAAAAAATACACCAGATTACCGCAATGCAATTCATTATTTAGCTCAGCGCGGTGTTAGTATGTTAGATATCTTAAAGTATCGAATTGGATATTGCGAACAAGGAGAATATTCTGGAAAAATAATCATTCCTAGTTATGATGAAGCAGGACAACTAAATTATTTTGTATCTCGAGCATTTTATCGAGCAGACAAACAAAAACATAAAAATCCTAAAATATCAAAAGACATCATTGGATTTGATTTAACTATAAATTGGTCACAACCTATTGTTCTTTGCGAAGGAGCATTTGATGCAATTGCAATTAAACGCAATGCAATTCCATTATTCGGAAAAATTATTCAGCCAGCATTACAAAAGAAAATCATCGAGAAACGAGTTAGAGATATCTATATTTGCTTAGACGCTGATGCACTTAAAAATGCAGTGCAAATTGCAGAACGGTTTATGGCAGAAGGATTAAATGTTTATTTTATTAAACTACAAGATGCAGATGCATCGGAATTAGGTTTTGAACAAATTACAGAAATTATTAACGATACTGATATATTAACATTTGAGCGAATTATGTCACTCAAAATGGACATGTTATGGACATAAAAAAAATTGAAACGGGAATTGATCGAATTGATAAAATCTATCATATTTCAGACGTACATATTCGGACATTGAAACGACATCGAGAATATCGAGATGTATTTAAAAACATGTTTGAATATATTAATCAAACTAAAACAGACCGAAGCATTGCAGTAGTTACGGGAGATATCGTGCATAGCAAATTAGATATGTCTCCGGAGCTAGTACAAATGCTAGTTGATTTCTTTAATGGATTTGAATTGCCTACGATTGTTATTTTAGGTAACCATGATATGAACTTAAACAATATGCATCGCATTGACGCAGTAAGTCCCGTATTAGATGTTATTCAAAATAAACATATACATTTTATTAAAGACAACGGATTGTTTGAATTAGGTGGCGTTACTTGGAATCATATGGCAGTTGATAAAACGCCTGCAGATTATATTCGTGCAAAAGATTTCGTAGCTTCATATAAAATTGCATTGCATCATGGTGCAGTGAATACTGCTCGTACTGATATTGGTTATCAAATATCAAATGAACACGTAGATGTTGATTTATTTGAAGGTCATGACATTACATTGTTAGGAGATATTCATAAACCAGCACAATTCTTAGATGATGCACGCACTGTTGCATATCCAGGTTCGCTTATTCAGCAAAATCATGGCGAAGCATTAGATCATGGCATTTTGGTTTGGGATGTAGAACAACGTACTGCAAACTTTGTGCAAATTGAAAATGAATATGGTTATGTAACTATAGAAACTCAAGGCTCTGCAATCGTATCTTCGCCGCATCGTATGCCGAAGCGCCCTCGTATTCGTATTAAATTTAACGAAACGAGCGCGGCAGATATGAAACGTTTAATTGCAACGATTCGTAAAAAATATCAAGTAGAAGACATTACGATTCAACGAACAATTGGTGCAGCATCTACTAATACATCTTCTAGTTTAGCAATAGGAAATGTTCGAGATGTTGAATATCAAAATGTATTGTTAACAGAATATATCGATACAAATTTTCCACAAGCTACTCCCAAAGAAATTGATGCTATTCGACATATTAATCGTACGATAAATTCAAAATTGCCAGCAGTAGAATCTATACGGCATACTACATGGCATCCTATATCATTTGAATTCGATAATATGTTTTCATATGGCGAAGGCAATGTTTTAATTTTTGAAAATTTGTCAGATGTTTGCGGATTATTTGCAGCAAATACATCCGGTAAATCAAGCATGCTTGATGCAATTACATATACTATATTTGATAAATGTAGCAAAACAAGCAAAGCAAATGAAGTATTGAATAACAAAAAAGATTGGTTCCGCGGCGTATTTCGTTTTGAAATGAATGGCATTTTATATACAATTGAACGTCGAGGCACGCAAAATAAAAAGAAAGAAACGCACGTTAAAGTTGATGTAGAATTTTATACTGATTCGGAAAATTTAAATGGCGAAGAACGTAGCGAAACAAATAAAAATATTCGTCGTTATTTAGGAACATATGATGATTTTATTTTAACGGCATTTTCTTTGCAAGCAGACAACAATAACTTTATTGAAAAGTCACAAAAAGAACGTAAAGATTTATTATCACAATTTTTAGATATTACGGTATTTGAACAACTTTACCAACTTGCAGCAGATGAAATTAAAGAAACTGCAGGTCGATTAAAAGATTATAAGAAAACGGATTTTGCTGAAATTATTATACAAGCAGATGCAGTTATTGCAGACAATCAAGATAATATTATATCATTAGAACAACTTGAAGATCAACATCAAGAACAAAGAAATGAATTGCAAGAACGAATTTTGCAACTCATTGAAACTAAATTGCCAACAACCTATGATGGGCCAAACATCAAAGAATTGCAATTGCAAGAACAAACATTGATTAGTAAAATTGAATCAATTCAAATAGAAATAGAAACGGCTGAGCAAGAATTAGAAACATTATCAGAAACAATTGGATTATCAGAATCAGAATTACTTGGCATTGATATCAATGTAATTAAAACTCAAATCGAACAATATCAAACATTAGAATCTAATATAAACAAACAAACTCAAAAATTTAGACAACAACAGGAACAAATAAATGCAAAACAAGAAAAAATTAAACATCTCGAATCTCATGAATATGATCCAAACTGCAAATACTGTACATCTAACGTTTTCGTGCAAAATGCAATCGAAGCTCAAAATTCAATTGATTCGGATCGAGCGTTATTAGAAGAATTGCAACATGTTATTGAAGATGCAACCGTAAAATTAAATGAATTACAACCTATATTTGAAACGGCAGATCAATATAGCAAGTTAAAATCTAGTATTGCAACTAAAAAAATTACATTAGAACGTAATGAATTGCAACTTCAAATATTAGAAAGTGATTTACAAACACGAGAATCTGAATTAGAAACCGTAATTGAACGACAAGAATCATTTCGTAAAAATGAAACGGCAATCACTCACAATCAACAAATAGATATATTGATTGAAGAATGTAAAACGCAAATTACATCATGTTCTCAACAAATCAAAATAATTCAAGATCAAATTAAATCATTATTCGGAGCAATAGAAGTTGCACGTACTAATAAAGGTACTGCAATGGAACAACTAGAACGATATCAACAATTGGAAACGGAATATAAAGCATATGAATATTATTTAGAATCAGTTAAACGAAACGGAATTCCATATGAATTAGTTGCAAAAGCTATTCCTAAAATTGAATCTGAAATTAATAATGTACTCAATCAAATTGTTGAATTTAATATGGTATTAAACACTGATGGTAAAAATATCAACGGTTATATTATTTATGATGAAGATAATTTTTGGCCATTGGAATTAACATCTGGTATGGAACGTTTTATTTCATCACTAGCAATTCGAATTGCACTTATCAATGTTTCAGCTTTACCTCGTCCTAACTTTATTGCAATAGATGAAGGCTGGGGTTCATTAGATGCAGAACATATTTCTTCGGTAGTAAACTTATTTGATTATTTTAGAACTAAATTTGATTTTTCAATTATTATTTCGCACGTTGATTCAATGCGCGATATGGTTGATAATTTAATTGAAGTTAATAAGACAAACGGATTTAGCAAGATTAATCATGCGTAATATTTATATAAAAGATATTTCGCACAATGAAACGCAAAGAAGCTGTATATAAAGGCCTACAATTTACGCCAGTTTATTTTGAAGATACAACACTAACATCGCCTGATTATTTTCAAATATCAGAATTTCCTACACGCTTAACTGCGGGCAAAAATTTATTTAAACTTCGTGGTAATCCTCAAAATTTAAAAGTTGGTGGGTCGTTAGGTATTGAAATATTAGATTATAATGGCGATCCAATTTACCATGAAGTTGTAGATTATATTGATGAAGATAAATCTCGCGTAATTGCAATTTATATTTATGAAGATACATCCCCGGGTGATTGTACAATAACATTGTTATCAGAAGCTAGTATTGTTAATCAACAGGCTGTACCTGCAGAATGGCAAGGAAAACCTAACGTACGATGGTCTAGAACTGTGCCGGTTAATCCAAATGTATCAAACGTATCAGAAATAATTTTTGAAACTGTTCCTGAGATAACAGTTGAAGAAATAA